TTATGAGGTAACTCTACAATCAGATGGCCAAACCGCCATTGAGATCTCAGGATCCGCAGCCGTTTAATAGTTAAAAAAGGACAAAATCATGAAAGAAGAAAATAAGCACAGCTTTAAATATGAACTGAAAGATGAATTCAAATACCCGGCTAATGGGCAGCTGGTATATGCAAAGTTTCTAGAGTTTTATCCGCCATCTGCAAAACATTTTGGGACTGCTGCTAGATTGCAACAAATGTATACTAAGCCATTGATGGACGAAGTTAAATCTAGGCAAGCAAGTGTAGATGAATCAGCGACAAGCACTGATTCTGATGACACTGATCAGAAGTCTCTGAATGATGCTTACTTCATGATCTTTATGTCTGGATGTTCTGATATCCAGGAAGCGTCAGATCTGTTTGAGAGTTTATTGAAAAGTGGATGTTGCAAGATAGATGGCGAAAACGCAATCAGGGGACAGATGCTTGATGGGTTGAGCTACAACGATAAGAAATATGCAATGAAGGAGTACTTAAACACTTTTTTGCCCCCAGAGGTTTCTTCTGCCGACCAGTAGAAGAAATAGAAAGCCTCATCTGTCAAATGCTTTATTTTTATAGAGGCGGCGTTAGCTATACGGAATTATCTAGCATGCCATATACTGAATTGCTCGTTCTCCAAGAGGGGGCCGAGAAAATATGCTTAGAGCAGCAACGCGAGGCCGCAAAAAATGCCTAGAAATATTAGCTACACAATTACGGCCGTCGACAAATTCTCGGCCGTTGCTGACAAGATAGCAAAATCCCTGGATAAGATTCAAAAATCCATGGGAGAGGTAAGTAAAGGCACAAAAAGCACAGCAAAGCACATTAATAAACTATCAAAAGCAGCAAAGCCAGCACAGAAGGAATTCAAGGGAATCGACAAAGCCGTCAAGAATGTTAGCGCGTCTGTAAAAAAGGTAAATGCCGAACCACTTGATAAGATAGGGAAAGCTGCTGCCAAATCATCTTCCAAGGTTGCCAAGGTTGGAGATGCTGCAAGCAAGATGTCAAGCAAAGTGTCTCGGTCATCATCATCCGCATCGAGAAGTCTAGACAAGATATCTCAGAAGGCCGGGCAGGTATCTCAAAAAGTTAATGATATAGGTGCTAGTTTCGCAGGATTTGGCGTTGCTGCAGTAGGGGCCGGAACGTTAAGTGTTGTAGCTGCGGATGAGCAGCTTAAGAGTGAGGCTCGCCTAACTAATGCGCTTGGCAAGAAATCCCAGGTCCTGGACAGGCTGGCTGGAAAGACTCAGTCATTAACTCGGTTCAAGAAGGCTGACGTTGTGGCAGGTCAGGCGCAAATCGCCTCGTTGATACGTGGGAAATTCTCATTTGAAGATACAGAGAAAATCATCTCGAATTTAACACCGTTGGTTGCCGATCTTGCTACAACAATGAATATGGATATGGTTGGAGCGGCTCAACAAGTTGCAGAAACCTTTGTTACATCTGGAGCGCCTATAGCAAATCTTGGCCTTACGTTCAAAGGAACCGAGGGATCAGCATTAAAGCTAAAAGAGATCATTGATGGCCTTAAAGAGAAGGTTGGTGGCGCAGCTAAGAAAATGGGGGACGCTGGAATTGGCCCAATGGTTAAGTTTTGGCATAGCTTGAACGACCTAAATGTTGTAATCGGCAAGCAGTTAATGCCGAAACTAACAAATTTAGCAGAAAAGCTTAAAAAAGTAGTTGGCGCTGTAACAGAGTGGGTTAAAGCAAACCCTGCATTAGCTTCTTTAACATTTAAAATAATCACATTCACATTAGCATTGGCTGCCGCATTAGGCGGGTTAAAATTAGCTGCAATGGGCGTCAAGTTCTTTGCAAGCGCAATAACTTTGTTAACAAGCCCAGTTGGGCTAATCATTGCTGGAATTGCATTGCTTGTTGCTGGAGTCGTTCTTGCTTATAAGAAATCAGAAAGATTTAGGGATATCATCAACTCTCTGTGGCAAGCCATGATGCCGTTGAGAGAAGCATTTTCTGAGCTAGGATCCGCTTTGGCAGGCCTTGGCTCTTCATTGACTAATACATATAAAACATCTGAAGAATTTAGAACAGTGATTAATTTTTTACTCACTGTATTAAAAGAAGTCGGCTTCATAATGATGAAGATGATAATCGAACCATTGAAGTTGTTAATTAAGATACTTGCGAAATCAATTACGATGGTTTCTAAGTTCATAAAAGTAATATCTGGGATAAAAAACTCAGTATCAGATTTTAAGAGTAGCGTTAAAGATATGCTGCCAAACGTTTCTGGAACCCTAGACAAGGTTGGGTCTAAATTTGCAAGTTTCGGAAAATCAGTTAAGGGGTTTTTGCCAAGCTTTCTTGGGGGCGGTCCACAAGCGAATATAAACGTTGATAACTCGACAAGCAAGCCAACCAACATCATCCCTATGATGGAGAAGTCTCGAATGGATAGAGAGGCGAAAGTTATGCAGGAGTTCAAGTCCAGATCTGACGTTAACGTCAATCTAAACGCGCCTCCTGGAGTTGTTGGCGATGTATCAACCCGATCCAATGGGCCGACTAACTTTAACGTGGGCCAGAATATGGCGTTTGGTGCAGGATGACAGATACAATTTTAAACAGTCTTGAAGTAGCATCATTCAGAGGCGCGGAGTTCCTTTATAGCGCAGGCTCTGTTTCTGCCGGGCGCAAGACCGTCGTATTTGAGTATCCCAATAAATCCTTCCGGGTTGTTGAGGACCTTGGTGGCTTGCTTAAGACCTTCCAGATCACCGGCATTATAACCGGAAGAGATTTTGAGTATTTTGAACGCAGAAGCAACCTAATCAATGAGCTTGAGCGTGAATCGGATGGCGAGTTAATCCACCCATTCTTTGGCCGGATAAATGTAACGCCTCAAACGTACACTGTATCAGAATCGCCCTCTACGTTAGGCGTCGCTACCTTTACAATGACGTTCTTGCAGAGCAGGCCAGCATCTTTGCCGACATTGTCGCAAGATAATAGCGCCAGGATTAACCAGCTATCTGCGGACTTGTTTGATCAGATCAGTGCTGAGATCAGCGCTAAGTGGTTTGTCACTCAGGGATTCATTAACAACGTACAGAATGCGATTAATCTATTGAATGATATTAATAGGTTCATCAGCTTAACACCTCAGCTTTTTCCTGGACTAGTGGGCACATTAAGCCAGTTCTTTGATGCCTTAAACGTATTCAAAGACTTGACTCCGAGACTAGTCGATTCACCTGAAGAGCTAAGCACCCAGCTAACTGATTTATACCTACAGGCAGACAGCTTGGGAACTTCCGCCATTGATCGCGTAAGAATCGCTAACAACCTATTCAATTTTGATTCTAGATTCGATGAAATTAGAACAACAACCGCTGGCTTGACGGAGCGTCGCAGAGACACAAAGCTTTTAGACCTGGCAGTTAATTCTATGGCGCTATCGAATGCCTATCGATCTATCCCGCAGATCGAGTTCGAGACACAAGACGAAATAGACTTGGTTACAAAGGCTCTAGAGGGTCAGTATAGATCGATCATACAGAAGAATGAGGACTTAACTCTAGAGAAGGATACTATCAGAACGATAGCCGCCATGAGGAACGAGGTAAGGCTTTATTTTGACCGTCAAGGGACCACAACAAGCAAGATCATAACAGTTAATACAAAGAGGACAACGCTTAAGGAGCTGGTATACAGGTACTATGGTGACTTAGACAATCTTGACACCGTACAGAACTTAAACAACTTCGCAGCCCCTCGATTCATCGAGGGGGACGTTAAGATTTTATCGATATGATTACCGCCGAAGTTAACGGGAAAAGCTATGATGGATTTACGAGGATAAGCGTCACTCGGAACTTCTCTACTCTTGCCAATGTGTTCTCGTTAGAAGCCAGCGACATACCTGGGCCATCATTCCCGATTAAGAGAGGGGACAGATGCGTCGTCAAGGTCGATGGCGAGAGCGTAATCAATGGCTATATAGAGATCATGAGATTTAATGTAAGCGCCAAGTCTCATACGCTAACATTTCAAGGGCGCGATATCACCGGCGACATTATAGACTCAACACTGAGCGGGGGTGAAGAATTCTCTGGAAATCTGACGTTAGCAGACCTTTGTCAGAAGATAGTTGACGAGCTTAAATTGACAGATAGTGTTAAGGTCATAAACAGCACAGAAACAGAGCAGCTAGATATCGCATCGGCAGGAACAGGAGAGAATGCGTTCTCGTTCCTATCAAAATACGCGAATCAAAGACAAGTAATCCTGAATACGGATGGCGATGGAAATATAGTAATAACAAGACCGACAGCAGACACGATTAAAACAAAGCTTGTAATGAATGTTGGCGACGAAAGCAACAATATATTGTCATGCAGCGGTGGATTTAACGATACGCAGAGATATAATCTTTACTTTATGAACTCACAGGTCAATCCTGCGTTTGCTTTTGACAAATCTGGATCAATAGAAACAAAAGACGTTGTAAATAGATTCGGAAAGACGGAAGACAATGAAATACGCCCTAGTCGTCAATACTTCTTGGTTGGCGAAAACCCTAACGATAATGATGTGATTGCTAAACGAACGGAATGGGAGGCCAATTTCAGGAGATCGCAATCATTTGACTATACCTGTGTGGTTCAAGGGCACTCCTATGAGGATGGAGCGATATGGAAGCCAAACCTAAAGGTATCAATTGATGACAGTATAAACGACGTTAAAGGGATCTTCTTTTTGGACGAGGTTCGGTATTCATTGTCAGTTTCTGAGGGATCGTTGACTAGCCTGAAGTTCTTAACACAGGACGCATACCAATTGCAAGCAGAAGAGAACGCTAGGAGCAAACAAAGTACAACAGCAGCAAGCAAATACAGCTTCTCTGAATTATTTACGGAGTTAGACAATGGGTGACATGCAAGCAGACTTAAGGAACCTCCTTAAATGGGCGATGGTGACATTGCCGAGTAAAGATGACGAGGACTTTGTGGTTAATCAGATCACTTACCTCGGGAAGAAAGCGGCTGACGCAACGGTTGTGTACCCATATGGGTATCACGCGGTAGCACCTGCAAAAAGCATGTCTATTTGCTTCTCAGTACAGAACCAAGAGGAAAGCAGGGCAATAATTGAGTTTGATCCTAAAAATAGAATAAAAAGAGGATTGGTTCCAGGCGAGGTTATTGTAGGAAATCAAGAGAAGAAGACTTTTGTATACTTTAAAGAAGATGGAAGCATAGAAATTGAAGCTGTTGGTGATATCAACATAAAGGCAAGCTCAACAGTTAACATTGATGCGGATTTAGTCGTTACTGGCACCATAACTGGACAGAGTGATGCAAATATAGCTGGCAATCTGGACGTAGGTGGTAATATAATAGGGGGCGCCACCATAGTAGCGCAAGGAGCTATAACAGCAACTGCTGGAGCCACCCCTGTAACGCTTAACGAAATCAAAGATGGATACAACGCGCATACGCACGTAAGCAACGGCCCAGGTAACCCAACAACAGGCACAAGCGACCCGATTTAAAACATGGCAAACATTGACATTAAAGCAATCCCGCAAGACAACGGGCTATACGATATTGATTTCGGCCCAGATGGCGATTTCGTACTAGATGACAGTTTCGATACGTCGTTGTATATGTCGGTACTTGCTGAAAAGCGCGCGAATGAAAGTGAGGTCCCAAGGTCTGACCTAAGGCGTGGATGGATCGGGAACCTGTTCTCTGATACTCAAGATTTCGAGATTGGCTCTAAGCTTTGGCTGTTAGACCAATCAAGACGGACGGACTTGACTTTAACACGAGCCCAAGGATTCGTTAGCGAAGGCGTGCAATGGTATAAAGACCAAGGGCATGCTGCTAAGACTAAGACAACTTCATCTTTTACTCAAAATGGAGTAAGGGTAAACGCGGAAATATTCAGAAAGAACGATATAGTTAACGCAAAATCTTTCGACCTTTGGGAAGAAACAGGAAAATAATATGCCTTTAACATTCCCAACACAAGAACAAGTACAAGACAGAGCAAGAACGGATGTAAGGAACTCATTGCCCGAGTCTAACCCATTCTTGTCGAACTCTTGGATATCTGCATTAATATTCTCATATGCTGCTGCTGTTCATGATGCTTATATTCAGCAAGAACTTCTGACCAAAGAATTGTTTCCAAATACATCTACCGATGAATTTTTAGCTAGGTGGGCGTCAATATTTGGGTTATCAAGAAACCCTGCAACAAAATCAAGCGGGTTGATCACGGTGACGGGATCGCCTGGTTCATCAATACCACTGTCATCTCTTTTGCAATCTGATAATGGGATTGCGTACACAACGACATCAATCAAGACAATAGAGAGTAGCTCTATTTCTGTGGTGTCTCTAGAGAGGTCTGGTAATACAGCAACCGCAACGACATCAAGCGCACATATTCTTGCAAGTGGAATTGATGCAACTATTTCGGGTGCTGATCAATCAGAATATAACGGGACTTTTGAGGTCAGTGTTTTATCTGAATCGCAGTTCTCTTATACGGTTCCAGGAACTCCAGTCACGCCAGCAACCGGAACCATATTAGCTTCGTTTGATGGTTCATCGATTCCGGTTGATTCCACTACATTCGGCCAAGAAACCAACCAAATCGGTGGTGCAGTTGTAACATTCGCATCGCCTATTGCTGGTATTGATAATTCCGCTATCGTTCAGTTCAACCAGCTATCTGGCGGAACTGACATAGAATCAGATCAAGATTTTAGAAGTCGCTTATTGACAAGAATACAGAAGCCAGTAGCCAACTTTAATCCTGCGGCTATTATAAATAAGGCTCGTGAAGTAGCTGGAGTTACCAGAGTTTTTGTGAACAAGGTCACGCCGGAAGTTGGTCAAGTCACAATTTACTTCTTGCGCGATGATGATTTAAATATCATCCCGGACGCTAACGAAGTACAGGAGGTTAGAGATGCAATAAATAACGACGACGATACGGGGATTTATCCGGCGCATTCCTCTGATGTGGATTTATTTGTATTGGCTCCTACCCCGGTGACAATAGATTTCTCTTTTATTGCGGTGAACCCGAATACAACGAGTATGCACAATGCCATAATGGCAAACTTGAAAGAGTTTTTTAGGGAGTCTACGGTAGTTAGCGAGGACGTTTTGCAGCTAGCATATGACTCTGTAATTTTCAACACAATAGACCCTGAAACTGGGCAGAAAGTTATTTCGTTTTCATTAGGGTCTCCGGCTGGAGATGTATTAATTGATATCGGTGAGATTGGAATATTGGGGTCCATAAACTTCTCATGACGAAATTAACAGACTTTGACAAACATTCTCTATCGGATAATGCAGACTCATTGGCAAACTATTTACCTGGGGGGGATGTATTCGCCAATGCTCGTATAGAGCAAACAAAAACCAGGAGATTGCTTGAAGGGCTTGCACCTGAGCTCCAAAGACAGGAGGGCTTGATACAGGACTTAGTTTCTGAATACTTCCCAGACAATACACGGGCGTTCATTGAAGAATGGGAGCAAGTTGTAGGGATTCCTGATAATTGTTTTGGCGTGGCGAATTCTATAGATGAAAGGCGTGAAAATGTATTAATTAAACTCTCAAGCCTTAACTTGCAAACAAGGCAAGACTTTGTCGGTTTGGCTGCTCTTTTTGGATTTGATGTAGAAATAAAAGGAGGCTCTGAAGTTTTCGAGGCGTTCACTTTTACTTTCCCGATTGGTTTTGAGCCATCTGCCAGGGAGGACAGGCATACCATGTATGTTTTTTTTGCCCCTGGAACATTAGAAGAGGTTTTTCCGTATACCTTCCCGCTTCCTTTTGGTAGTGGCAGGCAATCAATAATGGAGTGCTGGTTTAATGAATTGGCGCCCGCAAATGTTCTTGTTGTATTTGATACTTAACTTAGGAGTTAAATAATGGAAAATGTACCACTGAAAGTGATCGGTTCACAATTAACCGCAACTGAATTTAATGATGGTCCTATGACTGAGCTTAAAAATGCAGTTACTAGTACTGGTCAAGTATTAACAGTGTCTGATTTAAATCAATTATCTAAATCAATGGGTAACTACGCTTCAGCTGCAACGTATTTTTTAGATTCAGGAGTAGCAAACGATTATATTGTAAATACTCTCTCACCTTTACAGGGGGCAACTCAATATTTCACTGGAATGACCGTTAATACACTCCCGTTAGCATCAAGCACAGGTTCTGCAGTGACCATAAATGTAAACTCTTTAGGTATAAAGACGGTCGTCACTCCATATGGCGGCACTCCGCAAGCGGATGATATTGTAGCAAATCAACCATTGAGTCTTCTTTATGACGGATCAGTCTTTATAATAACATCCAAACTATCGGTACCTGTTGGAAAAGCAACATTAAGCGCTGATCAAAACATAGTAGACCTTGCTGTCACTACACTGGCATTCGACACTCCAATTATAAACTTAAATTCAGGATTTACGCCTTTAGACAATTCGTTTAATCCAAAAGTCTCCGGAATATATTCGGCGGGTCTCTCTATAGGAATGATTAATATAACAGGCGCAGTTGTTCGCGGGCAAATTATGTTCAATGGAGTTACGCCAGTTGGGACATTTAAAGACGAAGTAAACTTGTCTGGAGACACCTATGTAGGCTACATTGAAGCAAAAGTGGCGATGAATGGAACGACTGATTTTCTAACATTTAACGTAGTGCATAGTGACAACTCATCAAGGCTCGCTGTCGCTGAAGTAACATTTGCTTCAATTAATCTAATCGAAAGGACATAGTGGAATTATGGCAAATTTCGATGAAGCGCTAAAATTTATGCTATCAAACGAGGGCGGTTATTCTGACCATCCGAATGATTCTGGCGGGAAAACAAACCTCGGGATATCTGAGGCCTTCTTGCATGCTATTGGTGACGATAGAGACCCTAAGAGCTTATCCTATGATGATGCTAAGCATCTATATAAAGAACATTTTTGGTTTTTCTCGACATTGGAATGCCAAGAGGTTGCTAATAAGGCATTTGACATATCCGTTAATATGGGACTGAAGAGCGGAGTGAAAATTTTACAGATTTCGATCAATGATTGCTGCCAGCCTGAGATATATCTTGAGGCTGATGGTCTGATTGGGCCTAAAACTTCGTTCGCTGCCAACTTTGCGCATCCTGAATTACTTTTAAACTTTATGCGCCTTAATTCTGTTCGTAGATACGCCGGGATCGTGAATAAGAATCCAAAGCAAAAGGTGTTTTTATTGGGATGGGTCAGGAGGGCTCTATTATGAGCTTTTTTAGCGCGTTAGGGAACGGACTTCGGTCTATAGCCCCAACAGTCGCAACGGCATTAGGGGGCCCTTTGGCTGGCAATGCTGTTAAGTTACTGAGCGACACACTATTTGGGAAAAGTGATGCAACAGAGGAAGAGATTCAGAAAGCAATATCGAGCCCAACAGCAGAGCAGCTGATTAAGCTAAAAGAGTTAGACCAGAACTTTGACCTAAGAATGGCAGAGCTCGATGTTGAAGAAATTAAGATACATCAAGTAGACCGATCATCTGCGAGACAGAGAGAGATCGACATATCTAACACTGATAGGTCAAATCGCGATCCGATGATGATAGCGCTCCCTGTGATGTCTTTTGTACTAATGGTCGCATGTATTGGCGTATTGATATTTACAGAAAGCAGGGTGGCCTCAAGTGCGATGTCATTCTTAGCTGGCAGCATAACGACTGCATGGTTATCAATATTTAACTATTATTATGGATCAAGCTCCGGATCTAAATCTAAGGAAATAACAATAGGCTCAGGCTCCGTACAAAGAAAAGGTAAATTATGACAATGGAACTGCAAACAGTCGTCTCGAAGCACTCGGATACACTAGAAAGCTTATCGGATAAGCTTGTAGAAGTCATGAAGACGATGGTTTTGCTCGTTGAAAGGGATAAAAACATGAGCGATAAACAACAGGAAATATCACTGAAGATTGACAAATTGGCCGGGGCCCTAGAAAGGCAGGCGGATATGTTATGTGGCGTAGGAGAAAGGATATCCAAGCTAGAGGACAAAAGGAACTTCGGGAGCATCGCTGCGGATTTTTCTAACAAGTACTGGAGAGTTTTTGTATCAATAACTCTGTTTGTTGGGCTTGCCTATACATTTACCAAGGACGATCTTGCTGACGAATTATTAAAGAACGCTACAAGTCGAACCCATATTGAAGGTAAATATTATAAAGCGAAGACAAATAATGGCGCAATAGATACTTAGCTGGACCGGCCGGAGAATTCCAGCCGGCACCGGGAGTTGATGGTATTGGAGTATGGTAAATCTGGCCTCAGCAGCATACCATCTTTGTTATCGACACTACCGCTTGCCGATTAGGGTGCCAGACAAAAAGGTTGGTCCTGAGGGATTTTTACCCCCTAAATGCTTGTGTCGGTAGGTCATCATGATATATACATAATGACTCTACTCGCTCTAGCTTATTCATACTCAAATCGCATAAGTTTTCAGCATTCCACACTATCTTTAGATAAGGATAAATTTCACCCTCCATACCCTTGTTAAAGATCATGTGGTTAATCTCTTCAATCAGTGTCTCTCTCGTCGTTGTCATTGCTAATGTCCATATTTATAGTGTGGTAGGTTCTAACTTGAATTCCATCCGTATCGATACTAGTCGAATAATATAAGCCCAAAACCCCATCAAAAGTCCACGATGGATCAATGATATTGTTTTTTGGTTTGATGGCTTTGAATCTCTCATTGAACAAATAAGAGCTCATGACTTCTTGATTACTTTTAAATTCCATAATCGCCCCTTTAAAAACACTCGCAACATCACGAGTTAAGTTAATTATATCATAAGACAGGCTCTTGTCAACTATTTTCTCATGAATTCATTTTCGGGAGGGATTCGGGGGTTCGGACCCCGAAAAGCGCACGTTGTCAGCTCGATGCCTGTAATCCCTTATAATATTATTGATAATCTACGTAATAGATTCTTTCTATCGTATGTCCTGAGTCTGTGTGTATAATTACGATAATAGGATAATCGTGTTGTAGCTCGCAAAGACATCCAAAGCAATCCTCTAAATCATGCTTTTTTATTTCTGAGTCTTTAAGTTTTGAAATAAATGAGTCAAGATCAGACTCAAACACAGAGTCGTTCTGAACGTAGTATTGATTTCTGTCAAGATCCCAATATAAATAAGGAAAAAGGACGGACACCTTATATACTCTGATGTGTTCTATGCCTAAACTTATTAAATGCCCCAACACATCCGGGAGAATTTCATTCAGTTCCATTTGTTTTACTCCTTATGTTTGTCATAGTTTTAGACGTACACTTGCGAACAGATTATTTGTCTAAATAAGCTCTGCATATATCTTTAACGCTGTCAGATGTCTTTGTTTCCGGCTTAACTAGAAACTGAAGATACCCTTTGTCTAACTTAACAATATCAGACACTCGCTTGCCTTGATATTTTCCGCCAGGAAAGACATAGTCACCATCAGGAGCGTGGGCGGGGGCGGGAGCAGGGCTATCCTCATGAACCTGGTTCGACGCAGAGTATTGCTGCTTCGGAATGAATGCAGGCTTTTGGTGCGACTGCTTAGATCCCTGGCTTGCATCTGGGTCGATGTCATCAGTAGGAACGCAGAAGAATTTCAAAAGGAAGTACCTCTCACTATAGGTTAGCGCAGAACCAAACGCCTTTGAAGGGTCGTTCTGAGTACCGCATAGAAACCATGGGGTCTCTAGGCAATCCTCTGGATTGTCCGCGTTGATCCAGATATAGGTCATCTTGCTTGTGTAGCACCAATCCACTCCATCCTTCTCAATCTTCGGGTCGTCACCAACAAGAGGCTGAAGGATAACCCCAAGCTCATCCATCTTTGATTTGATCTTAGAGAGCACTTGAGACCCAGATACATACTCGTATTTGTATCCCTTGGTGTCTTTCTTGAAGTAGGTCACATTCTTCCTAATCTCAACAAGCTTCTGCAGGAGGTTTAAATTATTCTCTTGCGCTTCTATTGAATCTTTACTCATGATAACTCCTTAACAAAGGCCGTGAGATTTAAAGCACCTGCCGCCAGCCTCATTTAATGGAATGCAGTCAGACACCACATTCTCGATATGCCTCTGCATCATATATTCGTCTGTTGATGTTAATTTGTAAGATTCGTTAACGTTGTCAGCGGCATCATCAAACCATTCGCCTACTAAATGGGAAAGATTGTCGTGAAGGATGTCTTCTTTGCGCATTTTCAGCAAATCTTTAGCATTTACGGTAATCTCATGATCGAAGTCTATAGAGATTAGATACTTATAGATGAGCTCAAGCTGTTCTTTGCGAGGCATGTCGGAATAGCACTTATATCCCGAGTCGATCAACTCTATCATTTTATAAGTCAAAGAACTTTTTAAGTTATTAATTTCCATAATATTATCCTTAATATAAACACTCGTGTTATTACGAGATGAATCCAGTATAGCAGATCAAATTATCTTGTCAACTATTTTCCTATTAAGTTGCTCCCACTCTTTGATGTTATAAACGTTAACCGGCTTGGGGGTGTTGAATGATTCGCTGAGTACCAGACATAACCGCTTTGCAATTATTACAGATGGGACGGTACCGAAGTGGATGATTTTGCATATGTTGCTACCACTGCACCCAACTTTAGCCCCTATCTCTCTAACTGTTAGTGGTGATTCTGCTATAAGTTCTTTGATTGAATACATATTTTATGCGCCATTTAAAGCACCAGAATACCAGAACCATCCGTCAAGTCAACAAAATAGTTGACAGGATATAACGAGTCTCTTATAGTGGAGTTTAAAGGACTACTACAAACTAGCAGGAGCGCTATGTCAAACCATGCAATTAATTGCGTCTGGGAACTCTCAGGCACCTCACCCACTCAGACCTTAATCCTTATTGCTTTAGCGAACAAGGCCAACAATAAGCATATTTGCTGGCCGTCTGTTGCAACCTTATCTATAGAAACAAAGCTAAGTGAATCTGCAATAAATAAGAATATAAAGGTATTGGAATCCATCGGATTGATATCAAAATTGACGGATTATGACAGAGCATCTACCACCTATTTTTTAGATTTTGCATCCGATTCCACCGAAATTAATGAAAAGTTATCCACAGGCAAGGGTATTTTAGGGGGTGTACGTGGTACACACCCACCACCTCCCCCTAACCACAACCCCCCACCCCCCAACACACCCTCCCA